GTCGTCGAGCCAATCCGCGTGGAGATCATCCAGATTACCAGCCAACTCACCAACGCCGACTTGCCAATACCACGGCCAGACGATATTGCCTCTTGCAGTACGTCAAAGTCCAGCTTGCCTTGGTTGAGTCGGATGTGTTCGGCGATGTCCAACAGCACCTCGCGCTGCCATTTGCGTGGGCCAGCGAAGTTTTCCAGTGGTGTACCTTTAACTTGCCATGGAAACGCAAACATCACAAACGCCAGCGGGTTGTCCTTGATCTGGGGCGACCATAGCCGCGCCATCAATTCTGTTTCGTCTTCAGCGCTGTATATGGTGTTCTGCATTTACCTTGTGTTCCAGTGTTGGACTTGGTTCGTTGGCGATTACATCAATAACCCGTGACTCCGCTTGGCGCAACGCGCCGATGATGCTGATGCGCTGATCGACATCAATGCTGATGGACTGCTTGGCCACCCAGCCGTGTGAGTGCTGGAGGATCGCCAGCGCCGCTTTGGCGTCGCCTTCCTTGGCTGCCTTGTGCAGGCAGGTGGACATCTCCAGTTCACCGTCGGCCTTGCCCTTAAGCGCCGCCATGTCTGCGATGGGGTCAAGCTCACACAGTTGCCGGTATTCTGTTGGCAACATGCCGGAGGCCAGCGCCAATGCGTCGCCTTTGAGGCCGAGCTTGGCGGCTTCGTAGATTTTGTTTAACCGCGCTTCGGTCGCAACGATCTTGCGCGGCTCAAATGGAAGGCTGTGGAACGTCATGTGCGCGAGTGTAAATCATGTGGGTCATGTGGGCAATTTTAAAAAATAAAAAAATTGTTCGTGAAACCTCCGTCACCGTATGGCCCAGGCCGTCGGCCCTACCCCCACCCCCTAAGTTAGTAAGCACTTACTTACAGCAGCTAAGTTAGTGAGCACTTACTTACAGCAGCTAAGTTAGTGTTTACTAACTTGTCAAATTTATATGTTAGTGCGTACTAACTTAAGCGAAGTGAGTGCTCACTAACTTAGCCTCGGGGTTGGTGTTAGTGGTCACTAACATGGCCATGTGGCCATATGTTAGTGGCCACTAACTTACGTGCGTGTGGACATTGTGGACAATGTGGACAACTATTTTGCGATTGACAGTCCGTCGCTAAACGTGCGTACCAATGAAACCACATTCCACCATATGAAATATGGTATTTTTTTTTTGACCTTTAAAAACCCATTGTCCACATTGTCCACAATGCCCATTCAATCAGGCCGTGCATGGTTTTCTTGTGGACATCACCCACTATCCACATTTTGGGCACATGTCCACAAATTAGGGAAAACACCTATAGATTTATGCAAGGAAAGCCCTTACATTAATATCACTGGCCGCGATATTGCAGCCAGGCAATCAACTAAACGAAAGTAAGACCATGAACACACTAAACAAAAGCCAGCAGCGCGACATTGCGAAAATTATCGTTAACAGCGCCGCGCTGGGTGACGACTATTTGGCGCGTGGATTGTCCGCGCTGTACCGCAGCGCGTTAAAAACAAGCCAGCAAAATACAATTCTCGGCCTAGCCATAATTTACAAAGTCGCGTCAAACCCCGAATTTATCACCGGCCGCCGTTAATCAACCCAGCGCGGCCACACCGGCCGCGCGTCAATCAACTAAACGAAAGTAAGACATGACAAAAATTCTAGGATATATCGCATATGAGGGCCCGAGCGTTATCGACGGCGCGCCTATCGTTGTTATTGTGAATAAGATCAACGGCGATTCTAAAAACGATAAAACCGGCGCGATTGTGCAAACCTTTATTATCCGCTCCGATATCGCGCCCATGGCCGCGCTGCAAAGCGGCGCGGATGAGTCAATATGCGGCGATTGTGAGCACCGGCCAGTACTGGCCAAAAAAACCGGCAAAGTACCTTGTTATGTACAAGTAGGCAAATCGGTGCAAAGTGTATTCCACGCATACAAGCGCGGCCGGTATGTCAAAGCCGATCCGGCCACAATTGCAAAAGCATTGCAAGGGAAAATCGTTCGCTTAGGTACTTACGGGGATCCATTCGCCGCGCCTGTAGGCATGTGGTTAAAAATTTTGCGTTATGCAGCCGGTCATCGCGGATATACCCATCAGTGGCAGCGCGCCGATTTTGACGCGGCCGCCTGGGCTCCGCTTGTTATGGCCAGCGCCGATTCAATCGATCAAGCGGCGCATGCTAATTTGCTCGGCATGCGCGTTTTTCGCGTGTCGATCGGCGTAGATAAACAAGCGGGCGAAGCGGTATGTCCAGCGAGCGCGGAGGGTAATCGCAAATCGACATGCGCGAAATGTACCCTTTGCGCGGGCACGTCGATTCAAGCGCGCGATGTAGTTATCGCCGATCATGCGGCCGGACATGCGCGCCGCGTGATAGCTATTGCCACTGCCTAATATTCGACTGTATGCGGCCACACTGGCCGCATGCGGGCGCATGTTGCGTCGATCAACTAATCGAAGGGTAAATTATGGATATCGTAGACAAAAACAATCTAGCCAGCGCGTACGCGGCCGCATGGCTGGCCGTTAAGAATCGGCCCGCGACCGTGACAGTCGATCCGCATGGATGGTTCACCGTTAATAAAGGGCTCGGCAGCCCCCAGCGCGTACGCGCCAGCGCGTTGATCAAAGGGCTGGCCGTGTTGACTTCGCGCATGGTCGAAGGGGTTGCACGATGATAAAAATTATGCTTGCAAAATACAAGGGTATCGATGCGAAAACCGGTGGCCCGATCCGGCCAGGCGATGAGATAGCCTATGACACGGACACGCGCCGCGCATGGATCACGGACGAAGACGAATACCGGCACGCGGAGCCCGAGCCCGAAGAGGTTTATTTAACCCGCGCACGGGGTGCATACGTGTCTCACCTATGGAACAACGGGGGCCGCGAATACTTTCAAAATAAAAAGGGCCGGTGCATCGACGCGCCATGCTGCGGGTGCTGCAATATATGAAAACAATATTTATTCTTAGGACCGGCCAGCGCGTGGCCGTTGATCGGTTTATGGCCGGACCGGCTTTGACGCGTGGCTATTGGTGGTGGCGGACCGGACACCGGACATGGTCCGAGGTGCCCGTATGACCTACTACAAAAGCAAAGCGGCCGCGCAAGCGCTGGCCGATGAATTGACCATGCAAGACCGCGACGCGTGGAGCTATGAGGTGCACGGGAGCCCGCGCGGGTTTTACGTGGTGGTTTTTGATGCTGACTTTCACTTTTTGGGGATCTTATGACTAAACGACAATTTTTTGACGCGCTGGGCTTTGCGTTTTTTATCGCACTGCCTTTTGTTTTATATTTTTGGGAGCTGACATGAAAACTATCACATTGGGGAAAACCCGTTACACCGTGCGCGACGGCCGCGACGACATTATGGCCGCGCATGCAAAGTGCACCGGCAAGCATAAGGTTGTAAAGTCTAAAGGGGCCGAAAAACGGTTCTACCCTTTGTACTGGGCCGAGACGTCAACGGCCGATTATGTGGCCGCATATGAAAAGTTGAATTCTAAAATTATGCCTTGGGACTGGCAGCCACTGCGGGCCGAGCCCTGCCTGCTACCCGTGGGCGAAGATAGCATGTGGGAGGTGGCCGAATGAACCCGATTTTTGCTCAGGCGCTGGCCCCTTGGACGCCGCCACCCACACCCACACCGACTGACCTTGTGACACGGGCGCTGATTATGGGGCTCACTGCGCCGGACGCCGCACGGGCGCAAGAATGCGCCGATCTGGCCGAGCACTGGGCGCAAGGGCTCACGGAGGCCGAGGTTGAAGCCTGCAAAGCGGAGGCGATGCAATATGAACCTAAGTGACTTTTGCGCGATACCGCGCACAATGGCCGAAATAGAAAATGAGGGGTTTACCCGACACCAAGTCTACGGCGCGGTCAAGCGCGGCGAGTTGGTCAACCAGAACCGCAAAGACGCATGGGGGCGCATTAGGCGCGGGGCGGGTTTGTTTACTGTTGCCGCCCCTGCCCCTACGTACGATGCCGCCGCGCTGGTGGATGTATGGCGGTGATCTGCGCGGCCATTATTGCCGCTATAATTGCCGTGCTGCTGAATTTGTAGCAGTTGCCTAGAACTTAACAGGGCCCCGTAATTGGGGCCCTTTTTTTATTGCTCGATCAAATTCCGCATGTCTGACTTGCTCATGTGTCGCAAGTCAGGTGAACAGAATAAATGCT